TTAGCGAACGAGGGCTCTGACATAGGCCTGACACGCCTGCAGGGCAATCAGCCCGCTATCGCCTGCGTCGGTGATGGCGATAATTCGTTGAGCATGCGCCGGGTCAAGTCGGGCTCGCGGGGCGTCATGATCCACGCTGCCGGTGCCGGAGGCGGTTGGCACTGCACGGGTTGAGGCAGCGTCATTGGTATCGAGGAGGACTGACAGGCGCACATCAGCAGTGGCAAGACGATCGCGCAGGCGACCTTGATCACGTTCGGCATCGCTAAGCGCTCGATAATGGGATTGTTCACTGGCCGACAGCCGTTGTTCCAGGGCCAGACGTTTGTTCTGTTCAGCCTGTTGCTGCGTGGCGGCCGTCTGAGTCAGTTGATTTAGGGTCTCGGCGTGCAGCCTGACCTGCTCCGCCAGTTGCCGGCCGTAGCGCCAATCCTGAAACTGCCAGGCCAGCGCCGCCGAACAACCGGCCAGCACCAGCAGACCGATCAGTCGCCAACCGATCAGACCGAAGGCTGGCATAGCACCGCCCTCGCCCGCGCCCAGATTTCCAGACGATCCTGCAACCCGTTCAGTCCGCCGTTGATACGGCGAGTGATGCTGTTGAACTGGTCGCGGTCGGCCAATTCATTCAAGCCGTTCTGCTCCCAGAACCAGGCTGCAGATTCGGTCGCCCATTGGGGTTGTTCCAATAGTTCAGGCTGGGACAGCAGACGCTCATCGCCAAACAGGCCGAGACTGCAGTGCCGGTAGTTATGGCGACCGGTGATCTGGATCAGGCCGCGGCCACGGTACTTTTGACCGTCGCCGTCGGGTTCCGGGGTGTTGCCCAAACGGATGGCCAGGGTACCGGTGTCGTATTTGCTCAGGTATTGAGTGCTGCCCAGTTCACGTACGTACTGTAATTGCCCCGATTCGTGACCGACTTGCGCGAGGAAGGCGGCGATGCGTTTTGGGGTGTTGATGTTGCGGTGAGACATGGCGGTGTTTAGGGCGGAAATGAAAACGCCCGCTTGGTGGCGGGCGTTAGGGAAAATGTTGAGCAACTGTTGATCGGTGACCCGCATCACTCGCTCCTGTGTTTAATGATGACACTCTCAAAAATCAGTTGAGGATCGGAGTGATCTTCATGAGGGCGCTCCAGTTGTATGGAAGGTGCAGTCAGAAACCTGTGGGAGCAAGCCCGCACCGGGGGGTTCTTTGGGAGGGAAGATCAGGCGACGTCGTCAGCGCTTGGATCAAGGCAAGTCGCCTCGATCATGCAGCGATAGCTATTGGTGCGATCGCCGCTGGCCGTGACTTTGTCGATCGACCAGCGACCACGCATGAAGTCCGGCCAGGTGGCATCAAGGAGTAGCAGACCTTCAGCCGAAAAATCGGGATTGCCCGGACAGCTGATTTTCACCTTGAGCTTTTCACGGCCCATTTTGCGCACTTCACCTTCGCCGACTGCCTGCGCTTCTTCCGCGCTTTGGCAGCTCTGGCGCAAGGTCTTGAACGGCGCGAACCCGGTTTCAACCACCCGCATTAAACCAGCTGCGGCGTCCCACCAACTGATCTTGCAGCCCTGGCTTTTGCCCCGGGCAGAGTCATCAAGGGTGGCGGAGATAAACGCATGATCGCCGGGGCGATTGTTGCTAGTGACCGACAGTTTCACGTCCGGCAATGCTTTTCCCGACAATGATTTGACCTGACCTGGCCGAGCCAGCACATACAACTCATTCACCGGTTTGGCGATGGCGCCGTACTTATTCGCCAAACGCGTGACGAAGCCCATGTCGGTTTCATTCGACTGGTCGATGTGTTCGATCTTCTTCAGCGACAATGCCGGGTCCACCCTCGGCGAAAAGCCGTGCCTGGCTGTCAATTCGCGAAACAATGCCCCGAGGGTAGTCGGGCCATGACTGGCCGAGCGGCGCTGCTGGAATCCGCTCTCGTCCGCCGCACTGAACGGGGCGGCGGTAGCCACCAGCGACACGCGAAACGGGAACAGCGTCGGCGTACGTCGAGTGACCAAAAACTGGCCCTTATCCACCATCCCGGATTCCAGATAACCCACGCGCAAGCCGACCTTTCCACCCAGGCTTGGCAGTCCTTCAAGGCCTTCAAGATCGAGCACCAGGGTCAGTTGATCGGACTCGATACCGGCGGCATCGATGTGTTGCCAACTGATCAGACGCTGATTGATCAGGGCCGCGTTGGCGCCGTAGATTTCTACCGCGGGCGTGAACCCAAGTGCCATGTAACCTCCTTAATCCCACGCCGTTACAGGTGTGGTCGCTACGGGTCTGGATTCAAGTTCCGGAAGCACCACCCAAATGCCTGCTGGCAGCACCGGACCTTGCTCGGCCAGCATCGGGTTGAGGAGCCACAGCGCCTCTTCGGCCACATCGTCACAACGCCCAAGCTCGCGGTAGAGCAATAGATTCACCGAGTCACCGGCCACCGTTCGTACCTTACGCATTGACGAATTCCTCCAGTGCAATCGACCAACTGATCAACATCGCCGTGCCGTCATCAATCACCTCGCTTTGGGTTTCCGTCACGTCGTTGATCCGCCATAAACCCCAGTTGCGACCAATACCATCGACCAACGGCAGCGGTACCCGCAGCGCTTGCAAGGCGCGCAATTCATCGAGGCGGTCCATGGCCACCGCGTACATCGCCTTGCCGGTTATCGTCAGGCTTTGCAGGCCTTGACCGGTCTGGCTGGCCTTGGGCTTGCTGGTCAGGATGTCCACCTTCACCCAGCCACCGTCCGACTTGCGCACCAGACCGCTATAGGCGAAGTTGCGCGACAAGCCGAAAATGAACGTGCCGAGTGCCATTTGCTGCCTCATCAAGCCACCCCGTCGGTCAGGGCCGTGTCACGTCGCACGGCGAGTTGATTGGTCGTTGTCATCAGTCCGAATTGCCCGGAAATATGCTGCACCACCAGGTTTGCCAGTTGAGTGGCGCTGGCTTGATCCTGACCATTGATATAAATGTTCGCGGTCAATGCGTTTTGCTGACTCGCTGTCTGAGTGCTGGTCAGATCTTTGCTGGCCTGATCCGGAGAGGGGAGCTTGTGAGCGGGCGTGGCGAGTTTGTCACCCAGCCAGGAACCCGACTCTCTACCTATCCAGCTTCCTGCCAGTCCGCCGACGACCGCGCCGACCGCCCCGCCAATGGCAGTGCCGAGGACCGGACCGAAAAAGGTACCCACAGTGGCGCCCATGGCAGCACCCGCCGAAGCCCCCGCCCAGCCGCCGCCAGCGGTTCCCAGGCCAGCGCCTATCATCCGGACGTCGCCGCTCATCGCGCCGTCAACCACCTCGGGGGCGGCACTTAACGCGAATGCTCCAGGTATAAAACGGGTAAGCGGGCGCAATGAAGCACTCATGCCTCGCAGGGAACGGCTAGCACTTCCCCCGGCCTCGGCTTTCGCAGCGGTCACGGGCTCAAGTCGGCTCGTATCGTTGATATTCAGCTTGGCCGTACGATCAGTTTTTCTGAAGTCTTCAGAAATCACCTCACCCAAACGGCCGGGGAGACGAGGAGCCACGCCCCCCAATACTCGCTTGGCTACCTGATTGGTCATCTCATCTGTTAAAGCTTTGAACAGCGTACTCACCAGCGGTTTGATGGCTGCTGCGACAATTACGACTGCCGCTGTGGTTTTCGGAGAGGTTTCAGCCAATTCGCTCAGGCCATCAATCAACGAACCGAGGGAACCAAGCGCGCTGTCCGTCGTTGGGGCCAGCGCACTACCCGTGGCCGTGGACAGGCGATCGTTGCGCGCATTCAAGACATTCCACTGGCCTTGCTGGGTTTTCGACTGCGCGAGTGCGTCTTGCCTCACCGAGCCCTTGTCACCCAACTCTGACGTGGCGTACTGGGCTTTGTCTTTTACCTGCCAGAAGGCTCCATTCACATCGGCAAGGTTTTGCGCCATGCGCAGCGCCGCCTCATCACCATTGCCAAATAGCGTGGAGGCAAGTGTCGAGCGTTTCTCGGCAGGTTGCGCGTTCAACGCCGCAAGCACCGACATTACCGTGCCAGGCGCCGCGTCCTTGTCACGCAAGCCGCTCGCCACCGCTTTCGGCTCCAGCCCCAGCTGCTTCCAGGCCGCTTGCTCGGTTGCCGAGGCTTGATCACCCTTGCCCATGATGGTGGTGATATTTTTTAGCGCTACGCCGGCATCGGCCTTTTGCGTACCGGTATTGAGCAATGCCGTTGTCAACGCTGCGGCTTGCGCAGGGGACAGGCCTGCCGCCGTAGCAGCAGCACCGTCATGCTGCAAGACGGCACCGATGTCAGCCGCTTTCGCACCACCGGGGATCTTGCCCAGATGGTTGGTTGCATCCGCTAGGTCAAAGGCTTGAGCGCCGTTGAGCTTCATGGAGGTGCGCCAGCCGAGCATCATCTCAGCGACATCCATGGCCGGCATTTTCAACGCCGACGCGGCGACGCCGGCGTCACTGGCGAAGCGCAGCAGCTCGAACTGTCGGTCCGAGGCATTGGGCAGATCGCTGGCGATCCCTGCCTTGGCAGCCAGACTTTCAATTTTCACCAGATCAACCGCTTTGGTCCCCCCGGCCGCCACCAGCGGAGCGCTGGCGATGTGCTGGGTTGACAGCGCCATCTCTTCGCTCTGGCGCGGGGTCAATTGGGCTGCCTGCTTCAGATCGGCCCTCGCCGAATCCATCGCTATCGCGGGTTTAAGCAGGTCCGGCGGTTCGATACTGCTACCCGACTTGCCCGAACTCTTTTGCTCGCTGGCAGGCTCACTCTTGGCACCGGCTGCCGTTGTCCGGGATAACGACAGTTTCAAGGTCAACGACTCAATCGCCGTCGTCAGCAGACTGAGCTTGAGCCCGACGTTTTCCAGCGCCAGACCGAGGCCAGACATCTGATCCCTGGCGGACGTGCCCGTACCTTGTGCTGACACAACGCTCGTGACTGTCGTGATCAGGCTGGTATTACCGAACGCCAACCCACTGTCGTTGAAGGCTGCGTATTTGAGCGAATATCTATCGTCCGCCATCCCGCTCTACTCCTGTTTCACGCCAAGGCGAGTGATCGCGATGTCGTAACGGCGCAATGCCTTGCCGGCGTCCCACTCCAGAATTTCCACCTCACTTACCGAGTAAATGAGCGGCACCACATCGAGGATTACTTCGATGTCGCGTTCCGAAAGAAGTCCGCCGGTTTGTTTAAAAAATCGTCGATGCGTACCTGAAGCTGTGTCCAGTCGGGCACGGTCAGCAGGTCCAGGTCGGGAAGCATCAGTCCGGTGCAATGGGCGGTGATGAACTCGGCGCGTTCCTTGGCGGTTTTCAGTTTCTTCATCGCTTTGGTGGCGCGCAGCACCGGCATTTCCAGGGTTAGCGCGGTCATGCTGCGGCCCACTGCGTTGAGCGGTTGCAGCAGTTGCACTTGATCGGGGTCTACCGATTGTTCGCCCTGCGCTTGCTGTTCAAGAAAGTACGAAGCAGGGCGAGTCGACATCTCATGCACGTACTGCGCAATGCTCACGTAGTCCGGGCGTTTGAGCTGGTCGAGCTCCTTGACCGACAACCCGGTGGCCAGCCTGGCCAGTTCGAAGAACTGATCGTCCTCATCATCGCCAGCACGGGCCAGGGCCTCTTTCTGCGCGGCGTAGAACAGTGGTTTGAGCTGAATCTGCTCGATTGTCGACTGATCGTCGGCGGTGATCGGCGACAACAAGACGTGAACAGGAGGCGTCCAGGACATGAAATGAATTCCTTGGTGAATCATGGGAAGGTGTTGCGCAATGCCGGTCAGTTAACGCAGATCTCAAGGCTGGCGAGCCCCTGTGGGAGCGGGCTTGCTCGCGAAAACGGTGTGTCAGTCAACATTGATGTTGGAGTTGATGGCCTCTTCGCGAGCAAGCCCGCTCCCACAGGGATTGCGTTTAACTGACTGGCATCGAGGTGTTGCGGGGTTTAAGGCAGCAACACAGCCCGGCGGGCGTCGCCGAGAATGTCGACGCCGTTGAGTACGAACTTCTGGGTGCGTACGTCGATGTCGATCACCGGGATGCCATTTTCCAGACGGTTGTAGGTACGGCAGGACAGCTCAAGGTTGGTCTTGGGCTTCTCGTTCATTTTCAGAACGGTTTCCTCAAGGGATTTCAACTTGCCGCCCACCGTGTGGTAAGTGAACCAAGTGTTGCCGTCTTGATCCTGGCCGGCTTCCCGCACGTTCAGCAAAATGTCGTCACCCACACTCACGCCCAGCGCCAGCATGATTTCCGGGCCGACACCTTGCAGCGTCAGTTTGGCCGTGAGTGCTTTGCCGCCCTTGGCCATTTCCTCGCCAATGAAACGGCCGCCACGCATCTCTTCCATCTCGAATTCGATCTTCGGCGGCGTGAACTCTTCCACGGTCGCCGACAACGGCAGGCCTTGCAGGGTGGCCGCGATGGCCTGTCTTACACGGTTGGTAAACATTAGAGAACGTCCTCCAGGAACTGTTCGATGATTTCATCGCGGGCATTGAGTTGGTAAATCATGTGCTCGTTCGGTGCGTAGCGGCCGTAGTCGATGACCACGTACCAGGTGCCGTTTTTGTACTTCTCGACACTGTTCAATTCCGGGTGCAAGTACACGCTGCCGCCCGGGATGGTTTCGTCGGCGACCAGGGTTTGCAGCCAGTCGTTGATGCGTTTGACCTCCTGATCCATGAACGATTTGGTCAGGTTCTTGGCCATGGCCTTCTGACCGGCCTTCACCAGCTTGCGGCTGATCGCATCTTCAAGGCCGACGTAGCTGATGAACTTGCCGGTGATGGAGCGGTTACCCAGCAGGGAGAAGCCACCAAGGATGGTCCGGGCGTAGTAGCTGACGCCGTAGCGGTTGAGCAGATCGCCTTCGGTGGAGGTGTCGAGGATGTTGTATTCCACGACTCGCGAAACGTCTTCGGCGTAGGTCACTTGGTTGCCCGGGCTCTCCCATTGCTTGACCTTGGCGAGCGCGGCGATGGCCAGGCTCGATGGCGCCAGGAAGACGTTTTTCTTCGCTGCCTTGGAGTAAACGGCCGGCATGTTGTGCACCACCAGGCAGCGGTCGAAACCGAGGTCCGCACCGCCCAGTTCCTGGCTGTAAGTCACTTGATCGGCGACCGCGGCGTCCTTGCCGTCGAGTACCACACGAGCCTTGATACGCTTGCCGAACGAAGCGAATTCGCTGGCCACAGCCTTGGTGCCGGTGAAGCCAGGGGCACCGATGATGGTCAGGTCTTCCGGCACACCGCTAAGCGCGGCCAGACCCAGTTTGCGACCGGTCGACGGCTCGATACCGCCGATCACGTTGTTCACGGTGTCGGCCGGGGTTGCGCCCTCTTCGACGATGACCACGTAGACCGGCACCTTGACCACTTTCAGGATCTGGAACACCGCATGGAAGAGCGTGCCCGACTCGGTGCCGGTCGGGTCCAGCAGCGCCTGGGTGGTGAAGCTGTTGATGCGGAACGGCGCATTACGCGGAATCAGCAGATCCGCTTTCGGCGCAGTGCCGACCAGACCGATGACGTTGTCCCCCAGGCCACCCATGGCCTCGGGAGATTCAGTGGCATTGACGGTAATGCCGTTGTGCTCGAAGTTCAAAACCTCAGCCATGGTTATTCAGCCTTCTTGGCAGCGGCCTTCAAGGCCTTGGTGGATGTAGAGGCCGATTCGGCGGCCTCGGTTTTTTTCAGCTCCAGACGACCAGCGCTGCGCAACGCACTGGCCTCCACATCGAGCAGGTCGAGTTCTTGGCCGACGCTCGACCAATGGCCACCCCCGGTGGGGAATGGGAGGAGCACGGTGTAGGTTTGGCGTAGTGCCATTTGGGTTTCTCCAGATACGAAAAAGCCCCTTTTGAGGAAGGGGCTGTCGGGTGTTGTTTGGTGTTTGGCGGATAAGAAAACGCCCCGGCGGTGCGGGGCGTTTACTGGGGCTCTACGGGCTCGGGCGGTGGCAGTGAATCCGGCCAACCCTCGGTCAGCATGTCGCTGCTGTAACTTCCTGTCTCGATCGCGCGCAACAACGCCAGCTCTCGATCAAAGCAGGCCTGTACATGCTCCCGCACCGCCGTCGCGATTGCGATCAGTTGCGGCGCGTTCAGCTCGATAAAACCGGCAGCGGTTTTCCAGTTGCACCTGTAGGCCGGATCAAGAATCGCCGACACCGCCGCCCCGGCGATCAAGGCCTGGCCGTCCCGGGTGGTGTCGATTACAGAGCCATCGACAATGATGCCCACACCTTCGCGCTTGTAGCGCTCGCTGGCAATCATTGCCGGGTAGTCTGGTGCAACGTCGGGAAACGGTTGTTTGGTGATTTCGCCGTCTGCGCCGAGCTCCCACACCCCATCCGTTTCTTGGGTCATCTTAAGAAATAGATCACCATCCACTGCGACGGCCGAACTCGGGATCACATGAATCCCCTCGATCAGACACGTCTCTAAGATCGAATTTTCATCAAATAGAGCGAATTTCATAGACTTACCTCAGATGCCAACCGATATCCAATTGAAAGTTGTGACACCACTAAAGGTGTGCTTGGCCTGAAAGTTTGCCGTGTTCGAGAGATTGGAAACATCGACATACCCATTCACTCCCGCCCCCACCGTGTAATTGAGGGCGGCAACAGTCACGAGCATTGCGTTGGGAAAAGCAATTGGATAAGTGACGGTAATGTCGGCCCCCCCCGAGCCACTGGCTCGCCCCCACTGGATAACAAAACCGCCAAGCCAACTCGGAAAAACGATGTAACCGTTTAAGGCCTTTAGAATTGAAAAGCCCCAGCGCATTTTTTTAGGGGTGACAATGGTCGTATCGTCCGCGCCTGCATCGACGAGCGCCTGCGTTGCAAGTTTCGCCGTGCCTTGATTTATTTCCGTGGCCTGCTGCGCCAAAGCCGCCAGCGCTGCAACATCAATATTCCCCAGATTAATCGGCGCGTTCCAGGCCTTGATGCACCACATCACCGCCAAGTTGCGTGGGCGTGCCTCGCTTCCACCGGAGTTAACCGTGTTAGTGGTCGCGACCACTTGCACGCCGTCGGCCCCCGTTCCGGCCAGAAATCCACCATCAGCTATAGGCTGAGCGACACCATTAACGACGCCGAGTGCTGACCCCCCATAGGGGTCGATGTTGGCTCTTACAGCGTCAAAATAACGGTGGTTGTGGCTTTCGTTCTGGCCTAGTTGATAGCTGCCAATGCCGCGTCCAGCGTCCGCCCCCCGCCCATGATCCCAGCCGCGCAAGAACTCGCCCCGAGATTCCGGCAATCGGAAGTTACCGGCCCCCTCATCACCCTTGTTGAAGGCCGAGCCGAGGAACGTCGCCAGATCCGGATAGGCCGCAATACTCTTGACGCTGCCGTCCAGCTCCAGAAACCCGGGAGCGACCTTGTCCAGTGGAAACGCCACCGTGGCCCCGACTGGCAAGGCCGAGGCCTGAGCAATCATCGCCTCTATTTCTGCCTTCGTGTAAGTGTCCTTAATACCGAAACCGGCCAGAGTTTCCGGATTCGTGCCGCCAGTCGCGCGACCGTACTTGTCGACAGTCAGACTCTTGTAAGTGCCCGCCTGAATACCCGTGCGCCCCGCGAGCATTTCGAACGTCAGCGCCGTGATGCCGAGAGTAATCGGCCCATTCGTGACCAGGTGCCAGAGCGAGTCGCCGTTTCCGGCGCCCTCCTCGACCATAACCGTCAGGCCGGGCGATACCTTGGCGCTGGTATTGGAATCAACCGAGCGAACCCACGCACCGTTAGCCGCGACATAGATGCCGTTATCCTTCGCCGCAGCTTGTGCCGTCACCAGCACCCGCTGGCCGGATACTACGGCGACACCGTCGATCTGCTGCGCACCACTCAGCACGATGTTTTCCGTGGTGGCCAAGCGAACCGACTGCTTGCCGTCGAGCTTGGCCAGCTCATCAGCCAGGTAGCCCATCACCCACGCACGGGTAGCCTTGACGACAGTGTCGTCGATCAGCAGCGTGATCTGCTCGGCGTTGCTCGTCTCGAAAATCGAGCGAATGTAGAACTCTTTCCCCGACCCCGACGTCGCCAACACCGGTTTGAACGACTCCGGATACTTGACGATGGCATACAGAATGCCGGTATCAGTCCACAGCCCAGCCTCACGTACATACCAGCCACCGACGTCAGGCGGGATAGTCACTTCGGCCAGCAGCCAGCTCGGATTTTTCTCATCCTGGAACAGTGCATTAAGTGGCCCGCGCCACACTTCGCGTTTCAGTGCGGTGGCCGTGGCGGCCGGGTTGTAAACCGCGCCGCCGCCATCACCGACGGAAATCTGCGACAGTTTGATCGGCAAGCCCGCCGCCTTACAGGCGGTTTCGTAGGCGATCCCCGCGTTGGTGAGCAGGGTGTAATAGTCGGCCATTTAGGACCCCTGTGGATAAATAGTGGAGGTTTCGACGGTGTAGAGCCCGGCGGCCATGAAGGCCTGACCCGAGGCTTCAAGCCCTTCGATGACGATCGGATAAACCGTGGTCAGCTCGCCGCACACTGTCGCGGCTCCGATGACGTGATTGCCGAATGCGCTCAAGCCGACGGTAACCGTCAAGGTGTCGCGTTCGCTTTTGGCATCGGCCAGACGACGGTCGAGACGGGCGTCGATCTCTTCGCTGTAAGGCTGTTCGGTAAAGGCCCTGACGGAAAAGCTGTAAGGCTGGCCTGGCGGTGTTTGCTCATACCAGGCGCGCACCTCAGGCATCAATTGCAAACCTTTGGCCGCGTTCTCCAGCGCTTTTCGAGTCCCTGCCTGCCGTGCGGTGGGCCAGGCGAGTTCTACCGTCAAACGCTTTTCAGCCTCGGCCGCCTCGGAGCTCCACTCACTGACCCCACGATCCGCCGCGAGATACGGCAAGAACGCCAAGGGCGTTGCAGTCGGGTTCATCAGTTCGGGGAACGGCGGCGCGATGCGATCGAGCAACGTGCCGAAACCGAGATCCAAGGCTTTTTCCAAGGGTGAGCTGTTGGCGGGTAGCAGACTTGGGCGAGGCGTTTGCTCACTCATAACGTGCCCACCTCCACCTCGACGCCCGTGCAATACGGGGCCTCAAAGGCCGTCGTCACTATCGGCGCCAGCGGCTCGAGGATTTGCAACTGAACCGCACCAGCACTGTGCAACGTGTAGTCGATCCAGCTCGGGTCTACCCGCCCTTCCAGGCGATGACAGGCATCGGCGTACGCCTGCAACTGCTGTTGCGCGGCAACCTTGGTCAGCCCCGAATCGGGACCTGCGTTGATCTTGGCCACGACCCGGATTTTGTAGTTCTTGATGTGCGCGCCTTGCACCGTGACAAGGTCCGTTTCGGGTCGTACATCAGGCCGGGCGAAATGCTGGCGAACACCGTCGAGCAGCGCTTCGGATGGTGTGCCATCGCCCTCCCGGGAAAGCACCGTGACCGTGACTTCACCGGGCGCGGTCCGGCGACCGTTGCCGTCCTTGACCTGCGCTGCATAGCCGTCCGGGTCGAAGGTGTAAGTGACCGTCACCACACCCGTCGCGGCGGTTTCCACCTTCACGGCAGGCCGTTCGCCAAGGGTGAAGATCTCGCGTCGATACTGCATGCGAGAGCCCGCCGCCGGGGCATGTGGCGTCAGGTAATAACGCAACCGGGCGTCGTCATCGCACTCGTAAACCGGATTGATCGGCGGGAACGCCGCCGGGTCGCCCGGATCGAGCAACTGACGTTCTAGCCCCATGTCCGCGAGGCGCGCATCGAGATTGGTCCCGGTGGCCCACCACGCCAGCATCTGCTTGATACGAGCGTTGTATCTGCGTTCGTGGGTTTGCAGACGCACACAAAAGGCCTCAAGGGCCAGGGTCAGCAACTCGCTTTCGTTTTCCAGGCTGACCACAAGCTTGGCCGCACTCTCGGGGGAACGGGCGCCGACGTACTCGACGACGAAGGTTTTGAACTCTGCGAGCAAATCCTCGAACGCTTCGATCGTGACGATTGCCGGTTCGGCCAACTGGTTCTGGCCAGGGATCAACATGCTCATGCCATTACCTCGAAAGTCTGTTGGCGATTTTTCCAGGTGCCGGCGAAACGCAGCAGCAGCCCGGCACCGCGGCGACTGGCGACAATGACTTGTGGCTCGAAATCGTCGATGCCGTTGTACTGGTTGTAAAACGCTTGGGCTGCATGGCTCTGGGCAAGAATCAGCAGGTCGTCGCCGAGGTTCTGCCCCAGCAACTCAGTGAGTGCGCAACCATACAAAGGGCGCTTTTGACGCGTGCCTAACGGTGTGGTCAGGGCTCGGGTGGCGCGCTGCACAAACTGCAGCCAGTCGTCGACCGTTGCGCCGGTGTTTCTATCGATTCCGATCATGGGGAGCTCTTTATGCAGTACTGATGACGCGACCCTGGTGATCCACCAATGGGCCGCTCAGATGCACACCGGAGGCGTCGAGTCGCAGGCCGACGGCGCCCAGTTGCAGTTCGATGACCTCAGGCGTCATCGCCAGCCTCGCCGGGCCGATGCTCAACTCGAGGGATTCACGGGAGCCGGTGAACACCGCCGGGCCGTTTTTCCAGTGCAGAACATGACTGGCGTCGTCGTAACCGTTTTCCGTGCCGTCCTGATAGAGGCGACGCGTCAGCGAGGCCTGTGTCGAGACGGGCGGAAAATGGCCGCCGTTGAGGCCGAACAACGCGACCGACTGCCCGCCGCCCTCACCGCCGCCATGGTTCAGCAACAGGCACTGCTCGCCCACGGAGGGGATCCGCGACTCGCTCTGTGCACCGGCACTCGGGTTAAAAAACCTGATCGCCGGGGTAAGCAGCTCACCATGACTGACCTTGCAGGTGTTGTTGGCTGCATCGACCTCCTGACAAACGCCTATGCGACAGAAGCTGTCGGCACGCCGGTGCAGGTCTTCAAGCTCGGCTTCCATCTCGGCCAGACGCTCGATGATCGGGCCCAGTTGCATACGTAAAAGCGCATCAAACATGGGTCAGGCCTCGAGTGCGGTGTATTGATCCGGGTCGTCGATGTTCGAGACCTCCCAGGTGCGGGCGAATTTCGGAATGCCCAGCGGGTCGTCGAGCAGCGTCTGGCCGAAGTACAGCGATTGGGTAAATGAAACAGTCCAGGCGGTGTACTCCCGTGTTTCGCTGATGAACGCGGATGGGATGCCATCAATGTTCAGGGGCAAATCACATTGGTCGCCCGACAGATTCCAGCGGTTGTCGGCGACCAGTTTTTTCAATTCGCTGGCCAGGTCGCAAGCCGCCAATCCTGTGCCTGTGCCGGGCAATACGACTTGCAAGGAAATCGTCAGGACATGAGCGATACGTCCGTCGTTGGCACGATTGCCCGGCGCATCACGCTCGATGGCGATCAGCACCCAGGGCTGATCGCCGGTGCCGTCGAAGTCTTGATGGCTCCCGACCTTCAAGCCGGGAATGGTGGTGAATAACGTTTCGGCAATGGCGGAAAACAGCTGCGACGGTTTTTCGATGACGACGGGCATTCATGGCCTCCTGTTCCTACAGCAATGCGAAGATCAGCGATGCCGGTTCACTGCTGATCGGGGCGAGAATCACGCGGTGGCACTTCACAAACACCGATGCGCTTGGCTGCCCAGCGTTCGTAAAGCCCGATGGCCACGTCCGCCCCGGCCATCGCCGTCAGGCAGCCAAAGGCCCCTGCGGCCCAGATCGATACGCCGGCGGCGTACAACAGCATGATTGCCGAGACCCCGCAGATCATGCAGGCCCCGGAGCGCAGCGCCAGGCGCCGCAGCAGCGACCAGCCACGGGCGCCCTCCTTGTCGGCCCGCCACATTTCGCCGGACACCCCGCCCACCAGGGCGAGAACGATGACCAGCCAGATCGGCATGTCCAGCAACGCTTGTTGCTCGTTTGTCATGTCACGCCTCCTGGGGGTGATTGATGAGTGATGTGTGTTGGGTTCAAGCGATGTCTCTTGAGGCAGGCATTCCAAAAAGCCCGGTCGCCCAGGCTTTTCAGTAATGCGGTCCTTCGCCTTCCTTTAATCCTGTGTACAAAAAAGGAAGCTGACCTTTCGGCGCTACTGGCGCGGTACGAGTCCATTCAAATTGTTTTTCCGACCGCGGTCCCTGCCCGCCGGATAACTGCTTCTGGTGCTTTACGCTGCACACCCGGGTCAGTTGCCAACCCTCTGAACCGTTGAGGCCGGTTCATCGCTGCCTTTGTGGTGGAACTAAAGAGCTTCGTTTCGAGCCGCCTTGTTGGGCGGCTTGAGACAAAGAATATGCATGGATGCATATACAGTCAATGCATAAGTGCATTTATTTATGCGCTGTAAATGCACGAGCGCATGAAATCCCCGTAAGCAAAGGCGTTGGCGGTTTTTCGATAGGCGAAAAAAAACCCGCCGGGCAGCGGGTTTTATCTGACAGCGGTGAGATTAACGGGCGTACATGCCCCACCAGAAGACGTGACCGAGGATGACAATCTGCTCTTCCTGGATTTCCTGGAAGCTGTAGTCCTCGTCCGGATGCTCATCGCGGTTGAAGCTGCGCAGGCGAATCCCTGTCGGCAGGCGATAAAGCTGTTTTACCCGCAACTGGCCGTTGTGGTTGATGGCGTAGAGGTCACCGTCGACGATGTCGCCAATCCCGCATTTACCGGCATTCACCCCGACCGTGGCGCCATCGCGCAGCACCGGCAACATGCTGTTGCCGCGCACGGTCACGCATTTGGCCTGATCGAACTGCACGCCGTTGTGGCGCAAGCTGCGCTTGCCGAAGCGCAGGCTAGAGCGCTCGCTCTCTTCGATGACGAATCTTCCTGATCCAGCAGCCAATTCAACCTCGCGAAGAAAGGGGACCGACACCTCGTCGTCATCGACTGGCGTATCGTCGTCCCACAGGCTTATGTCCTTGAGTTCCGAATGCGACTCATCGCGCCCGGCGCTGGCGGCGTGCGCGACATCCGCACGGCCACGCAACTGGTCGGTGCTCACGGCGAAGTATTCGGCAATCTTCGAAATATGTTTATCCGAAGGGTCGACGATCTTCCCGCTGAGGATCCGCGAGAGAGTGGATTGAGGCACGCCGGTGCGACGGTGAAGCTCCGTGGGGGAGATCCCGTGCTGATCGAGCAGTGCTCTTAAGACGGTAGAAACGTTGCGTTTTTGCATAACGTGCATAGTGCTTGATCTTTTTTCGGAAGACAAATGCTGATTTGCATAGATCGTGCATAGACAGCAGAAATGTGCCTTGGAGCTTTCATGCCTGCGTAGGTCGGACTGCCCATGTTAACCTTGCGCCCATCGCGGAAAAGCCGGGCCGATGCCCTCCTTTTGCCCCACACCTTTCAACGAATTTGCCTATATCCGATGAATAAAGCCCTCTCCGATCTGTCCTCCCACACGCCGATTGTGTTGGAGTATTAATACTAAAAAGCCTCACACGCCCTACCCATAAGGCCTGTAGGCCTGCTTTGACAAATCTATGAATGTGTTCAGTTGGCATTGAATGGCATAGATTAGCGGTTGGTTTGCCCCATTTTTGCCCCACAGCTTTCAAGCTCACGGAATCTGTCGAGTGATGGATTAGACTGCTTTTCGCGCAGATCACTGATTGGCTAGGTCTGCACGGCGAGGTTAATTATTGCGGACCACTTCCGTAACACCTACCTAGGGCGAGCACCTCTCACCGGGATGACATGCGGAACGGCTCCCCTTAACTCGCACCCGGTTCAATAGTCACTGATGCCACGTCCCCATCTACCGGCCTAACCTTTCTCTGCAAGTCTTACCTGGTCTGGCTGGCTACTGGACCTGTGCAAGCGAATCTTCATCAAATTGCTCTCGGAGAGATCGCAGGCAGGCCAAAGCATGTTCACTTCCTTTTAGTACACAAGGAAGTACAGTTTTACCCCAAGAGAGCAGCTAGATTTTTGCGAGGCTATCTGCCATCAAAATGCATATGTGCGTTAACATGGCGAGACGATGAAACTCTGCAAATCAAAAAATTCAAATGGAAAGCGCAACTATGGATTTGTTCGGCGACTTGAAATTCTGGGCGATAGTTATCTCAATCGTTTCACTAGCCTTCTCTACCTACCCCACCATTCGGAATTGGTGGAAAGGAAAGATGCTCCAAATCGAGCCACAGGATGCGGTGATGCTATCTCACAAATGGGGGTATACAAACATAAACTGGGCGCTAACCTTAATTAACTCCGGCGGTGTAACCATTCGAATAAAAAAACTACACATAGTTCTAAAAAAAGATGGAGAATTATTTAAAGTCCCAATGCGTAATTTCTTTAGAACCTCTGATGCAAAAACTCCATCATTGTACTCCTCGATTACGTTGAAGCCAGGCGAGGAAGCGACCCACGTCTTTTGCTTTTTTCATAAACTCCCTCGCTCCGAAGAAAAAGTAATACGGGAAATCATATCGCAAGCAAATCATGAATTTTTGCAACCAATCGAGGGCTCATCGGGCGACTCATACAAATTTTTACAGCCACGCAAATTATCAGAAGAAATCACAAACAAAATAGACGCCATATTCAAAACCAACTTCATTCTAAAATGCGGCGAATATGAAATTAGCGTTCACGCCCAAGATGAAAATGATAATAATATTGCAAGCAGAATCAGTAGGTTTACCATTTTCGAATCTGACGAGCGCGACCTTATATCAATAACTGAACGCTACCCCTCCGGCGATGGGGTAACTTATCATTCAGAACAAAACACGTGGTTTCCTACAAACCTGACAGATATTCAGTGAATCTATTTAGATCAGCACTTCGGACGCGCACCTGTACGGCATTTTTTCAGGAGATTATCCTGAAGCCGCAGGTGCAGTCCGGGATGTGGATTTGCAGAGGAAGTACCATCTTAGCCCCACTGCGACTCCTGAACGTTGAGGGCTCAGCCTGAAAAAATGCGGAGCATTACGAGAGATGCGAGGAGCAAGGGGCGCAGGAAGTGGGCGGAAATGTCCGTGGAGCATTGTGGAACATGGGTGAAAACGCCGGCCATATCAAACAAGGCCTGGCGCGATTGAAGAAATTAGATATCGGTTGAGCCAGGGTAGATTCTGGGTACCAGCTCCGTTCTTGCCGCAATGGCTAGGCCTGCACCTCCGCAAAAAGAAACCGTTCAAGATACTCACCATGACCCTCGGATACGACTGACCTACGATTGCCATCTATCAGCCAGCCCGATACAAGCGGTAGATTTGCCCATGGCGGCGGTTCAAGTAGGTCAGGGCTCATCGATCTGGTGAAATACATGCTCCGACCGTCGGTAATCTTCACCGTAGCAATCTTATGGACCTCGGCATACTTCAGGGCACCAGACTGAAAACCGGATGTGGTGAATAAGGCACATTTTTGGGCTCCCACTGAACGCATTTTGTCGTAAAGCACTTGGAGCGTCTCCCGCTTTACTGAGTTCTTGTAGTGTTTACACTCAACGAGAACCAAAAACTCCATCCCCAAAAATTCGAATCTAGCGGTTACGTCGATTTCGTAATCGCCATCGCTCCCTTGAATTACCTCCCTGTGCTCCGACCTGTACTCGAGAATGGCGTGCCCCATTGCATCAAGCATGGAGCGCACATGACGTTCAAACTCGACAGGGGTTAGCGTTACCTGAGGGTATCTGTCGTCCAT